TTAAAACGAATATTATATAATAAAAATGGTAAATCTATTACTAAATATTTGTTATTTTCTATTACAGATTTGAAAAAACATTTAGAAAAACAATTTGATAAATATATGTCTTGGAATAATTATGGTAAATATTGGCATATTGATCATATCATACCACACTCACTTTTTCAATATACAAGTATGGAAGATCAAAGTTTTAAAGATTGTTGGGCTTTGAATAATCTCAGACCTTTGGAAGCAAAACAAAATCTTTCGGATGGTGGCTCAAGAATTAGACATAAAAAGTAAGTTTCTGTGTATAATTAAATATAATAATAGCAACTTAATTAAAAGGAATTAATATGGCGGACATAGCAGGTGATAATAACGCTCTTCCAGGCGCATATACTAACGTTCAAAGTCAAACAAGCGGGACTGCGCTGCCAGGTGGTTCAAGAATTGTAGCCATGATTGGTCAAGGAACAACTAATGAAACATTGGTTGGTCAGGCCCAAGGTGGCGGAGTTGATGGGTTAAATAGCACCTATACTTCCAGTTCAGGAGCAGATGGTCGACATTTTGCTACAACCAATTTTCCATTAATTGCTAATAGAACTTCTATTTTTCATAATGGAGTTCCTTTAAAAGTTTTGGAATTAGGACCAATTACTTCAACTACTACATTTAGCAATCTTTATGATGCTCAATTAGATCCACTGACTGGACGTATTTTACTACAACAAGCCTACATAGTTAATCAAGGTGGTGCAAATTATGTTCCACTAAATACTAATGTTGGTTTAGGTTCAATCAATGCTTTAGCTTTAGTGGATGTTGATGATCCACCAGAAACCTGGACTATTCGTTGTGTGTCTGTTCAACGTAATGCTATGAATCAACCAATCGGTGGAACTGCACAATTTGAAGCTTTTGGAACTGTGTCAGGCTCTCCTTTAGATGCAAATGGTAATCCTATTATTTGGGTAGCTAATGGTCAAGTGGTTAGCAATGGTATTTTAAGTTTCTCTATTACTGAAACTGTAGTTTCTTCAGTGGTAGTTTCTCCATTTAGACCAGGTGATGGCTTTACCATTATGGTTAAAAGTGGTGTTTTAGTTCGTGGTGATTCATTAACAACTACTGAAATCCCAGTTGCTAATATTAATAATCCCACTCAAACTCAAGGATTAACGGATATTTATAATTTCTGTGGTTCTCCAAGTTTGACGGACAATTTATCTTTAGGCGCTCAACTTTGTTATGCTAACGGCGCTTCTTCGATGATTGCAGTGCAAGCAGCCCCTCCATTACCACGTAGAACTTCTTATGTCTTAGATCCAAAAGTAGATTCATTATCAACTAATGTTAATGATTATATCTTTCCATTTCCTCTTGGAGTGGTTCCAGATTTAAATTCAGATATTCATGTTTTCGTGACTAATTTAGCTACTGGTGTAGAAACTCAATTACTTCCTAATAAGTATCCGTTTTATACCACTATTAGCACTCCACAAAATGTAATTGAAGGAGCTCCTTCTGAGTCAGAGTTTATTTTTAGCTCATTACAACCACCAGCTGGATATTCTTATGGTTATAGCTTAATTAATGGTTATGAGGTCACGGCTACTCAAACTGATGGTTATATTGGAAGACTTCCTGCATTTCAAAATAAATCAGTATTCTCTTCTGCATCAAATGAATTTGATGATACTTATGTCGGGCAACTATTAAGTGTTGTTGATTCCGCTAACAAAGCCAATGTTGGTATTTTCAATATCACTGCAGTTAGTAATGGACAACTTTCTATTTCTACTATTTTAACTGGCGAACCTGGTGATCCAATTCCTTACGAAAGTTTATCTGGATTTCCTGATTTTGTGTCAGAATCTTCAGAAGCTTTTGAATTGATTTATATTCCAACTGGATTACCGGTCGCTGGTGGTTCAGGAACTGATGGAACTTTGGTAGCCTTCTTAAATACAGCTACAGCAAGTTTAACCAGTTCGGAAGTCACGTTTAGTAGTTTTGCGTCATTAACTCAAGATTACAGAGTTCAAATTAATGGTTCAACAGTCGGTAATAATGGTTTATATGATATTACTGGTTTTGATTCTATGACCAATACTTTAACTATTGCTATGGCATTTGTTAGTGAAAGTAATTTAAGATATGAAATCTTAGATCCAAGCGTTTCAGGAACTACTACTTATTTGGTGTTAAATCAAAATATCGTTCCTAACAGCAATCAATTGAGAGTGACCATCGTTGATTCCAGAGATGCGGCATTTTATGATGCTGGCTGGATTAATGCTTTGGCTTCGTTAGAGACGGTAGAATGTGATATCGTAGTTCCTCTACCTAATCAAACCATTTCAGTTATTTTCCAAAACTCTCTTAATCATTGCATTACTCAAAGTAATACAGATAATAGAAAAGAAAGAGTTTTGTTTATTGGAGCTATTAATGGTTTAACTCCAGCCAACTTAAATGGAACTAAGTTAGCAGCGGTAGAAGATTTGGGCATTTTAGAAGGCATTCCAAATAATGATATTACTTCTACTTTAGCTGGAAACTTACAAGATATTGCTAACTATTCAGTTCCCAATGCTTATGGAGAGACATATCGCTGTGTTTATTTCTATCCTGATCAAATTACGGTTCAAGCAGGAACGGATTTCGTTAATGTAGATGGTTTCTATATTGCGGCAGCAGCGGCAGGATTTGCTAATTCAGATTTAGCTTTAGAAGATCCATTTACTAATAAAGTATTTACTGGATTTACTATTGCTAATAGTCGAACTTTCTCTAACTTAGTATTGAAGCAATTAGTAGCTGCTGGAGTAACGACTTTATCTCCAGTCAGTGGTGGTGGCAGAGTAGTTTATGGAATTACCACTACGCAAAGTGGAAATCCAGTAGAACAAGAAATCTCAATTGTATTCATTAGAGATAGAGTAGCTAAGATTTTAAGAGCTGGATTCTCAGGATTTATTGGTCAGGCTGCAACGACTAATACTCAAAATGATTTACAGACTGAAGCAAGTATTATTTTGAATGCTTTAGTAGGAGATGGTTTAATTACGGCTTATACTGGATTGTCAGTATCAGTTGATGCTTTGGATCCTCGTCAATACAATATTGCTGTAGCAATTTCACCAACTTATCCAATTAATTGGGTTTATATTACAGTGTCAGTTGGAAACTTAGGAGCTTGAATCTAATACTTTTTAATCAAGAAAATGTTTTGGATAGAGTTATATTAACTCGCCATATTAACATATAACATATAAGGAACAATATAACATGGCGACATATCCCCAAACCAATTCTACAATTTCACTACCTTCTGGCGTTAATAGTACCAGTACGGCAATCTCTACTAATATTTTAATTGCAGTTAGAAATCCTTCAACCGGACATTCTACTCCAGTTGGTGCTATTCAATCAATGCAAATTACAGAAACAAGAAATATAAAAATGATTGATGAAGTTGGAACTGATGGTCATATTGATTCGGTTCCTCTGAAATCAACTGATATTAGTGGCTCGTGTCAAAGAGTTAGATTTGATAATTTGAGAATTGCAGAAGCTTTTAATCGTAGTTTTATGCATGTTTCTGCGCAAATTTATCCATTTGATTTAATTATTTCTGATTTTCAAAAATTTAGTACTAGTAATCAAGTATCTACCATTATTAAAAATGTATGGATTAAAGAAATTAGTTATACTTATAATGCTGATAATTGGGTTATTACTGATACTATGAATTGGGAAGCGGAAACAATTTACTCACTTGTTAATAATGGTCCGGCAGCGGTAGGTGGGCAGCTTAATCTTAAGCCTTTTGGAATTGGTAATAATAATTGGATTGAACGTCAAACGGATTCTGGTGCCAATGGTCGTAGGGGCTCTCTTGATAGTGCGGGTTTGATTGATTTAGGAACTCCTTTATATGGTCCTCCAAATACAACTGGAATTTTCTAATATTTTAACCTTAGAATAAAATTAAGAAGACGTTTGATTTATGATCAAACGTCTTTTTTAGTTGATATATAATAAATGAAGGAGAAAGCAAATGGCAGAGTTTAATAGTCCAATTGGTAAAAGAAATATTCAAAATAACAATCGAGAATATAAGATTCCTGATGAAACTGGTTCTCAAAGAAACTTAGAAGCACCTGTATTTGATCAAAGAGATATGCAAGATTTTAATAATAGAATGAGTCCTGCTCCAGCTCCATATCAATCCGGTGAATTAGAAAGAGAAATACAGGAACAAAAGAAATTAAAACGAGAAGGACGAGATAGATTATCTGAGGGAGCCAGACGTCGAGTAGAAATTTTAGTTGGAATGTCTCGTATCTCTCGTGAGTTTGATATTGGTGGGTATAAATATAAATTACAATCTTTAACTTCTAAAGAGTTAAGAGAAGCTATTGTAGGAGCGGCGGAGTTTGATGGAACGGTGCAATTGGTATTTGAAACCAGAAAACAGTTATTAGCTCGATCTTTAATAGTGGTGGCTGGAACAGATATTAATGATTTTCTTAGTTCTAATGATATTAAAACTAAATTAGATTTCATTGAAGAATTAGATCATTCTTTATTATTAAGAATATATAATGAATATACACTATTAGTTAATGAAGTAAATGAAAAATATACTCTAAAGACAGAGGAAGAAGCTAAGGAGGTTCTGGAAGATTTAAAAAAATAATAAATGAACCAGAGCATCGGTTTACTTGGTTTTTATGTAAAACATATAATAAATTACCAGATGATCCTTTTATTACAGAGATGGACTCGGTTCAAAAAATATGGATGTATCATCAATGGTTAGGTGATCAGCGAGATAATGCTGATATTGCTAGAAACCACGCATATCTTTTGGGATCATTTAGCAATCCCGAGGCTGTCAAAAAGATGATGGGAGATAATGTTCACGAATCTTCTGACGAAGATTTTGAAGCAACTTCTAAATTGGTTAAAGATTTTAGCACTCAAGCTTTACAGCAAGTTAAGAAAAGAAAGAGAAAGATTATTGAAAATAAGGTAAATAATGGCTGATCCAACTGACAACGGCAATATTCTTGATGTAAGCAATATAGAAGAATCTCAAGCAAAAGTAGAAAGCTATAGTGATACTGTAGCTAAAGTTGGAACTACTTTTGATTTGGCTCATGCAGCTATAAGTGGTTTTGGTGATAAATTAGCCGATCTTGGAAATAGCGCAAGCGTAGGAACAGCTCAATTTGGATTAATGAGTGCTGCATTAATTAAATCAACAGAGGCATTTAGGGGTTTTAATAATATTGACAATACCAGAGTTAATTCTTTTACTGATCAATATAAAACATTATTAAATACTATTAAAAGTTCTCCAGCCGGTTCTACTGCAGCTAAAGTTGCTATTGATCTTTTTAGTTCCAGTATGGAAAAAGCAGGTGCTTCTTCTGTTAGAATAGCAACTGCAGTTGGTGAATTAAAAAAAGGAGTATTTGGCACTGCACAATCATTTGTTACAGGAGCGGATAATTCTTTATATTTTCAAAATGCATTATTACAGAATGCTGCTGCTCAAGGTAATATGGCAGATTTGTTAGATAAAACTGGACAAGGTTTTGAGCATTTTAATGATGTATCTCAAAGAGCAATAGAAATTATGAATGCTTCAATGGGAGCTACTAATTCTACTGCTAAAGAAATGCAATCTTATCAAGACGTTCTAAAGGAATTACCTGGAGGTTTTGATAATTTTGGTGAAAGTATGAATGTAGCTGGTCAAGAAACAACCGCACTAACTGCAGCTATTCAATATATGCACGGCTCTGGTAGAGATATGGTTAAAATACAAGATGATATGTCACGGGCAATGAATGAATATGGTATGACTTTTCCTAATGCTGTAAAATACACCAGTAGAATGAGTGAAGCGGCAGATATTTTGCATGCTAAAATGGAAGATGTTAGAAATGCAGTTAATAGTTCAGCAGATGCATTTAAGTTTTTCGTTGATGGTGGAGTTGATGTTAATGATATGACTAAGGGATTAGCTGATGGTATGACTATGTATGAAGATAGGCTAAAGAAAATAGGAGTGCCAATTGCTAATGCTATTGAGATGACTAAAGCTTTACAAGCTAATATGTCTAAAATGAGTATTGGTCAGGAATCATTAATTTCTCAACAAACAGGTGGGCCAGGTGGGGGAAGAGGCGCTCTTCAATATGAACGTTTGATGAAAGAACACCCCGAAGAAGCGATGAAAAAATTAGATGATACTATTCGTAAATTATCTGGTGGAAAAATGGTCACAGAAAAACAAGCCGAAGGAAGTGAGGCTGCATTTTCTCAATTTACTAAACAAACTATGTTAATACAAAGTTTAACTGGTGTGCAAGATAGACAGCAAGCACAGCGTATGTCTGATGCAATGGCTTCAGGAAAGCTTGATTCATCTATACTTAGATCAGATACTGCAGAAATTGATAAAAAAGCAAAAGCAGGTCAAGCAGTAGAACAAGCATCTACCACTCAAGTAAGTCAAATGAATATTGAAGCAGAATCAGTAATGCTTCAGGGAGGCAATGCTAATCTTTCTACTTTACAAGGAGCAGTTGCTGCCAGAACTGGAAAGACTGGTGGAATCGATGGGACTGGAGCTGGAGTTGCTACAGAAAATCAAGATAAACTTAAACAATATGCTAACAAACAAACTGGAACTTCACCAGGGCATAGCGATTTGTTTGGAGATATTAAAACCACCGCTCTTAATTTACCCACAAGTGGAATAGATAGTTTTAATGCTTTTAAAGAATCATTTAAAGGGGGAAATAAAAAAGATATTGAACAAAAGAAAAATGATTTTTATACAGAACTTAATAAAGTAAAAGATACATCTACTGATTCTAAAGAAATAAAAGCAGCAGATCATATTATGAATAAAATGAAAAGCTTAGAGATTCCAATAAAAGAAAATGCTATAAGTTCATTACCAACTCCACAAACTAAACATGTACCAGATTTTGGTGCAAATTTCTTTAAACACGGCACATCAGCTGGAACTCAATTAGCTAAAACAGCAGAACAAGCTGCTAATCCTAAAGAAGAAAAGAAAGTTAAAACAGCTGCTACCAATCCAGTTAGCGGAACGGTGAAAGACAATAGTCCAGTGCCCGTGACTTTAGTTGGAAGTTCTATTACTGTTAATTTTACAGGAAAATGTCCTCATTGTGGAACTAATATTCATACCAATGAGCACGCCTCAATTAATAATCCGGCATCTACTAAACAATCTTGATTCACAGGTAAAAATGTCTTTAGACGATGTAATTAATACAGTAGGTGATTTGTTGGGAGCAACTGCTCCACCTCCTAATGGGTTGCCATTTACTCAAATAACCCCTGGAGTAGATTCTGTTATTACTCGCAATATCATTACTTGGTTTGTTCCTCAATATGGAACTGTGGAAATGTTTATTAATCCACAAAATATTAAATATAATCATTCTAAACAAATTAATAAAGAAAGAACTAAAGGTGGATTTACTTTACAATATTGGGGAGAGAACTTAAGCACTCTTAATATTGATGGAACTACTGGAAGTTCAGGTATTGAAGGCATTAATATGCTCTATGAAATCTATAGAGCAGAACAATATGCATTTGATACAGTAGGAATTACTTTGGCAGCTAATAATGCTTCTGCTGATTTATCTAATGGATTAAGTCAAGGTATTGGTGGAGCATTATCTCAAGTAGTTGGAAGCCCTCCTTCAGCTGGTGGATTATTAGGTGGTATTTTAGGATTAGATTCTCCAAATAATATGTTGTCAGTTAGAAATATACCAACATTAGCTTCTTTGGCATTTTCAGTTCAGATGTATTATAATGGTTGGTCATATCAAGGATATTTTAATGGTATGTCGATAACGGAAAAAGCAGATAATTTTCTATTAGATTATAGTATGGAGTTTGTGGTGACGCAAAGAAGTGGTTATAGAACTAATTACTTTCCCTGGCATAATTCTCCAGTTTCAGGAGCATCTTCTTACGATACTCCAGGATCATTTAGTGGAGATGCTACTGTAGCTCAACCACCTTCTGGCAGTTTAAGTGATTTATTAGTTAGTTTATTATGAAAGATATTAATGTCAGACTTTTTAGGCGATCTTGCAACGGCAATCAATTCTCAGTTTCTATCCAGTAATACTACCAGCACTGTAGGATTAACTGCTGATTCTCAAGACCAAGCCAGTGTTTTAGGAGATTTTGAATTTGATTCTTCAGTAGAACGAAGATATGTGGAAGATGGGTTTTTAAGATTAGATCCATATACTACTAATCCTAAACTCTCTGAAATCATTTGGCAAGAACCTAATGCCACAGTCTTAGTTAAAAAGAAGATGTTTTCTTCTATTTCAGACAATTTTAGACCTGACTTTATGGATGATGAAGAAAAGCTTTATTATAAAGCTATGTGTTTGTTATTTCAAAATAAATGCAATCAAATAGCGGCATTAGAGCAATTAGCTAAAATACAGCAGGTCACATCTGCTGCTGGTAGTATTAGTAATCAATTAGTTCCGGTGATTATTACTTTAGCAGATATTGCTAATAATGGCAATGCTACGGGTGGAAGTGTTTTTAATTTATTTGGTTCTACCAATCCTTTTACTACTCAAAGTGCAACAAGCTTTTTTAGTTCAGTTGATAGATTAAGAACTTTGATGGCGTATAATCAAACCGCTCAATATACAACTTGGCTAACTGATCCTACTGATTTATTTCAATCTACTTTAGGACCGGGAAGTGGTGTAATAGAAATAACCAACTTTACCAGTTTAAATACTACTACCTGTGTAGATTTAATGAGTCCTGGAAGTTTTCATATTTCTATTTATGATCCATATGAAGCGATGTTGATTACAGATTATGATATTGAAGTAGCTTTAAGTGATGCCAGCAATACTTTTTATAATAATAAAAATATTCAACAAGGACTTGATTCTGCTAACGATACCATTGCCACTCAACAAGGTATTCTTAATCAAATTAGGAGTGCTCGTGGAGCCTCACCGATTGTGTTCAATGTAGAGCCTAGTTCTATTTTCAATACTCCTTTAACGGTAATTATTCAAAGTATAGCTTTGGAAATACCTTTTATCTATTCTGGCGGAGCGGTTATTGTTCCCCCTGATTATTTAAGAGGTGGTGGAATTGCTGGAGAAGCTGGCATTGATGCTGACATAGTTATTAATACTACTGATTATAGTTTAGTTGGCACAGATGAATTATTTACTTTTCAAGCAATTGTGCAAGCCATTTATACTCAGTTAGATTTATTAAATAATTCTGCGACTGATTTTAGCACCACCAATCAAGCTCTTAATTATCCCAGAAGAAAATTAAGAAATAACTTTAGTGGTAAATTAATTATTCAACCCATGGATGTAGTTCATATTTATGTTAATTCTAAAACACAATATGATAATAAAGTAATGTCTGGTTTAAATCAAATGTTTAGTGGAGTTGGAATATTACAAAACTTAAATACTACTGATGACTCTATTGCTAATGCTACTGATATTTTATTTAATCCTGCCAGTAATATTGCTATTCAAGCAGAAAAATCTTTGTTTGTTGGACCAGATTTTCCTAATTATTTGTGGGCATTAATGCGTTCTCAATTCGTTGATGAAATTGAAGGAACTCACGTTTTTGCAGGATTAGTTGATACTGCCAATAGTAATTGGTCTAATGATGGTAAGTTTGTTGTTGAAGTAGATGGTAAAGATAATACTAAATATTTTGATCAAGGTAAAATTAACTTTTCTCCAGGAGCTGAAAACTTTAATGGTTTAATTTATGATTCATTAACTCCATTTAAATCTAATTTTGATAGTGTTGTAAATAATAATGCTCCAAATACTTTAGAGTTTTTAGATGAAAACAAATATATTATCGGAGAAACAGGAAGTGCTTCTTTAGTTAAATATAAATTAGGTTCTTTAGCTGGAGAAAAAGCAACTCAAGGTAATTATATTCAGGATCATGAGATTAATCCTAATACTGGCAAACTAACTAAAACTATTTACTTACCAGATGGTTTGGCATACAAATGGAAACAAGGCATTGGTGTTTTTACTCAAACAGCTTTATCTACTAATATTAATAATCCAGCTTTAGTTGGTAATTTTAATATTTATAAGTATCCATTTGCTGGGTTAGATGTTATGAATGTAGTAAGTTTATTGGTGACGGGAGTTCCTTACAATTACGCTACTTTCTTTCAAGCTACAGGAAATATTAATGGATTTCAAGGAGATCCTCAATCAGGCGGTTCGTCATCATTATCTTATTTAGATTCATTAAGAAATGATCTTTCTAAAAGCAATGCTTTGTGGGGCAATTTTATTCCATTTAAAAGTTTAGTATTAAATCAAGCGGCAATTAGTCAAGCAATGCAAGCACAATTTACAGTTAATGTAGCTAATAGTGATTTAGATTCTAAGCTGCAAAAATTTGCTACTTTACAATCTGCTTTGACTGGATTAGGAGCTGCTAATGCTTTAGTTAATAGTTTAGCTAATAGTAGCGATCCTGCTATTAATAGTCAATTTGTTAAATTACAAGGGCAAGTATCAAGCTTAACTACCAGCATTAATAGTTCTATTAGTAATATTACTACTTCTACTAAAACATTATTTACTCAAATTACTAATAATTCTAATAAAAACAATACTTTAATCAACGGTCAAACTGATCCTATTAATAATGAAGCTGCGGATATTATTAGGAAACAAATTAATTATATGACTCGTAGAATGTCATATGATGTTAGGGCTAATACCGACAAAAACTTATTCATTGTTGATGATTATTATGATAATGATTATGATATTGCAGCTTTTAATCAAGTCTTAAGTGGAGCGGATGGAGTTAAGTTATATGCTAATGATTATAATAACGTTAGAGATCAATTAAAAAACGTAGCTGATTTACTTAATTTAGAAATATTTTGTGATTCTCAGGGACATGTCAGAGCAAGACCTCCTCAGTATAACAAAATGCCAAGTTCTATTTTCTATAAAATGTTGTATTTAAAACAAACTATTGGAATTCAATTATTTCCAGCATTTTTAAATCAATTATTTACTGATCAGATTACTAGTTTAAGAAAACAGATAGAAGTAGTAGAAGATGAAATTAGATTAAGTTGTGCTTTGCTTAATCAGTATCCGAGTTTAGATGCTACTGGAGACTCTACTGCAGCTTCTTTTATTAATAATTCCAGTATTTCTGCAGGTCAAGCTGGGGTTTTTAATTTCGTTTCTGATTCTACTGATACTATTTCTGACAATAATACTTTAATTCAACAAGCCAATCAAGACGCATTATCAAGTTCTATAAATCAAGGTTTAAATAATTATGCAGCTATAGTTGCTGGAGGAACATCAACTAAACAAGCTTTTAGTAATACTGCTCAATATTTTATTTTATTTCAAGCGTTACAAGCTCAATTAGCTGCTATTAATAATGGAACAAATGTTGGAAGTAATTCCAGTAGTATTTTTCAAAGTAGTATAGTGCAAAGTTTAATAACGAGAATTAATACTAAATCTGGTTCTGCTATCTCTAGTATGGATTATTTAACACAAGCTAATCCTAATCAACCAATTGAAGTCAATACTGGGCAAACTATAGATCTGTTTAAAGTTAGTCAAGATTTAAGTAATTATATTAGTCAATGGCAACAAGCCGTTAAAACTTTCTATCTTACTATTAAGAATGCTGCAGAGATTAAATCATTATATGATGATGGTTCTACTAACAACTCTGTGCAAACTCCTGGAATATTTAATAATTCTAATATTCCTGAAGTGTATGCTCATATGATAGAAGATGAAGAATATGATGATTATGGACCAGGATCAGGCTCAAGATATGTGATTAAAAATAGTCAGATTATTTCTCTAAGTATTGCTGAAAATGCGCCAGATTATACCACGGTAGAAGTTCAAGGAACATTATCTCCATTATTTGATGAAAAGAATGGCGGAGGGGGACCAGCTGGATTTAACATTACCGGAGGAAGTGCTAATGGTATAGTTTCTGCTACTGCTATTGATTATGATAGTTGGAGAAATTATGGTTTTAAAGGAACCTCTCCAATTCAGGTTCCATTCTTTACCGATCCGGATACTCAATGTGGCCCTTATGCAGCCATGGTTCTCACTCGAAATCGCTCTAATATTCTAAGAGGCTCTTGTACAGTAGTAGGAAATGAATACTATCAACCAGGTGAAGTTATATATTTAGAAACCAGAAATCTGCTATTTTATATAAGATCAGTTAGACATTCTTTTTCTGAAGGTAATAGTTTTAATACTCAATTAGAATTAACTTATGGACATGCTATTGGAGATTATATTCCAACATTCTTAGATTCTATTGGTAAAGTAATAGTTAAGAATGGAGATTTTTCTGGTAATTCGCAACATGTTATTATTCAAAGACAAGATTCTTCTTCGCAACAACAGAGTTTGGGAGTAATTCAATTAAACGGAACTACTGTTAGTTTAGCTACGGGAACAGAAGATACTCAGCCTAATAATAATTATGCCAGTGTTAATCAAACTGTGCTTAATAATATCTTATATTCTACGGCTAATATGATTAATTCTAATAATACTCCCGGTAATAATGCTATTGCTTCTATTCAGTTGAGATTATATTATGATAACACTCAAGGATCTGTTAATTCAGATTTATTTCAAGCTGCTAATAATGTTTCTTCGGCTTTAACTGGTGGTTCTCAAGGACCATTAGGGTTAAGTTATACTAATACTCCAACTACCAATCCATCTTTACCAGAAAGTGCAGTTAATATTGTATTAATTAATTTAGATAATGATATGGATGCTCGCTCACCCTCTCAAAAGGCAATGGATGCTGCTCGAAATCAAGCTAATAATGTTTCTACTAATAATGGAAATAGTGTATTAAATAATTCTCCTCAAAATAATGTGTTAAGAATTACTTTATTCAGTTATATAATAGATTGTTGGATCGTTTTTTCCGCAACTCCAGACGCTACTATGACTTCCAGTACTTCAACTATGACTTCTACTACTTCAGGTTCTATGACTTCCACCACTACTATGGATAATTCATGAAACAAGGAGCTAATTCTTTTGATCCGCCTGTTGGGCTAATACGTTCTGGCTCTATTGTTGGTTACGATGTTAATACTAATACTTTGCAAGTTGCTTTGACTGGCACTTCAGCAATTCAGGGTAAAGCTCAACCAGTGTCAGTTCCTGGGAGTTTTCCTTACATTGATAGCAATGGATTATTTGTTGGTTCTTTACCAGCTAAGAATACTCCAGTAGCAGTAGCACAGGCTTCAGGTGGTAAATACTATTTTGTTAGTTATGCTCCTGAAAATCCTAGTATTATTCCTGATCTTAATTTAGGAGAATTATTAATTTTTAGTTCTGATACTTCTAAGATGACCTTGAATCAAGATAGTCATATTAAGATTGGTTCAGATGTTAATAATGTTAGTATTTTTGCTGGAAGCCAACAATTTCCTAAAAGCAATTATATTACTATTAATTTTGAAAATGAAAATCATTTTAATCAATCTTATCGAGAAGTGGGTGGAACAATTAAAAGAGATATTGTTCCAAATCCTCAAGCTTCTTCTTTTACGGGAAATACTAAATTAGAAGATGATGATTATGATAATCAATTAATTTTAATTGGATTAGATCCAACTTCTACTTCTAATGATCTATTAGTTGGATCAAATAAAAATCCTCCACTGGTGGAACATAGACAAATGTTTTATGAGTTTCAACCTAAATCTCATATTGATGCAGATACTTTGGAAGCTGGAAAATATTTAGCCTCTACTACTAGCGCTACAACTTATGGCACTCCTAATAGAAGAAGTTCCAGATCAGATACTATGAGTTTAAGTTTAGTAGCTCCTAATTTCTTAATAGAAGAAGTTAAGGGAACGGTAGTAGATATCTTTGGTAATATTTTAGATATCAATAGAATACCTATTCCAGTAGGTATGTCAGCTACTACCACTTTAAGAAACAATGGAACTACTGCTAATACTAATCCATCACAAGCTTATCAAAATATTAGAGCTTTAGAAAGAAAAGGAATTGCTTATCATTTTGAATTAAATGCTAGAAAAGATCCTAATCCATTTAATCAAGGTTCTGCATTAACTATTAATGATGACAATTATAATGCTAAATTACAAAGAAGTAGATTTTCTTTTGATGTAGATAAAGAAGGACAAATTAAAGTTAATATTCCAGCTTCTTCTGAATCGGGAAATATTCCTTTGCTGACTCGGGCTGAAAATTATTCCACGTTTGCTACTACAGATAATAACAATCCTAATCAATTGTGGTTCGTTCAATCTGCGCAAAATGTTAGTCAAGATATATTTGTGGATTCATTTGCTGCTCCAATGAAAACTCCAAGTAGTAGTGCTGCTGGATTTGATACTACTTTTGCTCACGGCAGTATTACTTTACAAGATAATACTACTTCTGCTAATTTGGGGCCCACAGATAGAATTAGTCAATTTCCCAATGGAAATATTTCTACCGGTGTAACGACTTATAATATTAAACACGGAACAGCTTATCACGATATTTTACAAACTTGTAGCGTGCATCAAAATAATATGACTTTATCTTATCCTACTGGAGCTGTAGATTCACCAGATTTAAGTTATATCACCAATTTAACTAATGTTGTCAGTGATACTATTACTATAGGGAGTGTTGGAACTAATGGAACTCCAACAAATCCTAATGGTAATGCTGGAGGAAGAAGTGGTTCTATTAATTTCGATGGTTCAATGGAATTTAATTTTGGAGCTAATACAGTAGATCGTCAATCATTATGGGTTGATACTGCTGGTGGGGCTGTAGTTAATCTTGGAAGAGATGTTAATCAAAGGAGTTTAGTGATGGGCATGGATGGAGATGCTTACGTTCAAATTGGTGGTTATGGTGTTGCTGGAGATGCCAGATTTACGGCATTAGGTCAAGATGGATTACATAATGGAGTTTTAGATATTAGAATCTTTAATTCAGGTTTCGTTAATATTATTAGAGTTGATCAAAAAGGTATGGTTCTGATGAGTCCGGGAAGAATTGCTGTGCATGCAGGCCAGGGAATGACGCTGACATCAGATAGCGATATCGAGATTGAATGCGAAACTTTAACAATTCAGCAACGTGGTGTCAATAAAGTGTTTGGTGGGTCTATCTGATGTCTAAGGAAATTATGAAAAAATTAAATAATGTCATTTATAATAAATTAATGTTGCAAGCAAAAGAAGCCGAAGAACAGGGTTTAACCAAATTAGCTTTTGGAGTTTTAAATTCAATTGGCTCAGTTCCTGAAGATGAAAATCATAATTATAATTATGATCAATTACAAGATGATATTTATAATGGTTTATGGAAATTAGCTAATTGCGTTATTAAATATCACGATCTTAATAGTGCTGATGTAATTAAAATTAATCAAACTTTAGAAAGTTTAGCTGAAAAAGTTATAGAAGAAGTTGAACATTCTCTAAATCTGAGTTCTTCAAGTGTCGGACCTCATGAAGATGATGTGCCAGGACAAGATGGCTAAAGTTTGTAAGATTTGTTTAATGGAAAAAGAATTAGATAATTTTTATATTAGAAATAATAATAAACATAGAAATGAATGTAAATCTTGTTTCAATATTAAAGAAAAAGAAAGATATATAAATAATAAAGAATATAAAATAAATAAATCTTCTGAATATTATTATAAACATAGGGTATTAAAAATTAAACAACCCAAAGTTAAAAAAGTTAGAATTTTAAAAACCAAAGAACAATTAAAACAAAATGTAAATAATTATAGAAAAAATAAATATCATAATGATATATTATATAAAATGAAGATTGTAATTTCAACTCAAATTGGACGAAACATTAATAAGAATAAAGAATCTTGTAGCAAATATTTACCTTATACTATGCAAGAGCTAAAGAGTCATTTAGAATCATTATTTGAGTCTTGGATGACTTGGAATAATTATGGTAGATATGACAAGCAAACTTGGAATGATCAAGATAATTGTACTTGGACTTGGCAATTAGATCATATTATTCCACAATCTGAATTTTTATACAAAGATATGAAAGAAGATAATTTTAAAAAATGTTGGGAACTATCTAATTTAAGACCATATTCGGCTAAATTAAATATTATAGAAGGTTCTTTAAGAGTTAGACATAAGAAAGAAAAGTAAAATGCCTTGTGATCCAATAAGTTTTCCTAGTCCAACATCTCCTTCTGGTCCCGCGATACCAGGATTTGGCATTCCATTCTCATTTCCAGTTCCTTCCATTACTTTTCCAGCTGGCTTTCCAGAAGACTTGTTAGATATTTTTGACAATTTGCAAATGTTAATTCCTCCGGGATTATTACAACCTGCGTTGAATCCTAATTTTGGCAAAGATATTTTTGATGGTATTATGAAGTTGTTAGATCAGTTTATGCCATTTTTATTGCTATATAAGTTTTTCTTACCCATTTTAAATCTTATTATTTGCATTATAGAAGTTTTATGTGCCTTAGTTAATCCTTTTGCATTAATTTCGGCTTTAGATAAATTATTCACCCAATGCATTCCAGCGTTTCTTAATTTATTTCCAATATTTGCATTAATATTAATGATTATAGCCCTATTACTATTATTATTAAGATTAATTGAATATATTATTTTAAAAATTATAGAGTTTGTTTTAGCTTTAATTAGAAACATTGTTGCATTAGTTATAGCTTTTGAAGAATCTAATACTGTTGGAGTTTTAGCTATTGCTAACAAACTTGGGGCTTTGTTATGTATATTTCAAAACTTGTTTGTATTATTAGCTTTCTTTGCTATTATCATTCAAGCTATTAAAGATATTTTAAGTTTAAGTTTTGCTATTCCGCCTTGTGATAGTGGAGATAATAGCACTTGTTGTGGTGTTTTAACTTGTCCTGGAATTGTGCAAGCTCCATTTACTAATAATACTGGTGTTTTACAATATACTTCAGAAGTAGGAACACAAACAACTATTCCAGTACCAACTACAGTTTCTCCATCTGGTTTCCTTAACATAGACTCTCGAACGGAATCTTGGCAATTCTATGATCCAGATCAGGTTTTAGCTCAACAATTTTGGAATATTTCAAGTGCTTACGATGTAATTGCTGATGGTTATACTCCTCCAGTATATTTTCCAACTACTTCTACTTTTACAGATTCCACTCCTCCGGCTCAAGCTGCGTATACTTTAGATATTACAGTACCATATAATCCATCTACTTGGGGAAGAACTGGAAACGCTCAAAAAATTATCTTTAAGAATTGTATTATTTTAGCAGCTCCAACACAAGCATTAGCTGGTTATGACAACACTACTAATACCGCTCTTTCAGTTCCCAATGGAGTTGTTTTAATTGCAGGAGGTTTAGGTTATTTAGCAGATGGAATTACTCCAATTGATGGTTATACTTTTACTAATACAGCAGCTCCATTGATGCCATTTGTACAGGCTACATTGGGTAATTTTATACATTTAGCTCCTACATTTTCAGCAGCTCCTCCTCCATTGTCAAATGAAGGAGTTGTGATATTACCAAATGTAGAATATACTTTTACTCCTAATCAAGCAGTATTGATGCAGGCTAATTTAATTACTTTAGGATGTCAGCCAACCTTTGCATTAAATAAAGCATTTGTGAATAATGTTATTTTTTCTAACATTAATACACAGACTTCTAATTTAAAAAACTTAGTTAATTCTCCTGATTTTCCTGATCCGGCGGCAACTCAAACTTGTTTATTAAATGCTATGTCGATATTAAGAAATAATATGACTACAGCCGGGGTAACGGAATTTCAAGCTTCAGCAAATGCTTGTTTAGCAACACTACAGAATAATACTCAAAACGCATTAGTAGCAGTTATGGGAATTGGTTTTTCTCCTTGTAATAGTAATTTTACTTTAACTCCAAGCACACAATTCACTACTCAGCCTATTACGGTGACGGTTAATCTAAATGAAAATAATGGTTTGCCCATCGCTAATGTAGTTCCGGCTATTATTGGAAATGAGTTAGCTTCTCAGATTACGGCTTATCCAACATTTGGAGAAATATCTTCATTTTCTTATGATGGATATAAGGCTTTTAATGCATTATTAACCAGCGAAACAGCCGGTAATGGAAGTATTATGATAGCATTTCAGAATCAAATTTTATGTAATAATAGTATGCCTGTAGGTGGAACGCCTTCACATACTTTACAGAGTTTAGATTACGAATTCGTTTACACTCCATTCAATAATATTCCATTCAATAATAATATTCCATCAACTGGTGAAGGTGATACGGTTGGCAAGCCAGACAGGAATAATAATGGCAACTAACATTCCTCAATCTAATTATCAAAGCCCCCAAAATAGTGATATTAATATTGTAGATACTTACAAGGATTATATTACGGGGGCAAATACACCTAATGATAATGATTCTTCCAGTGTGGGAATAGATGATATTAGAGCAGTAATAAATGTAGGAATATTAGGAACTAAAACAACTAATTTATTAACTTCTTTAAATATTAGTCCAACTTCTCAAAATATTACCCCACCTCCTACACCAAATACTACTACCCCGGTTGTTAGGGCTCAAGAAAGTAGATGTCATGCTTTCTTTAGAATGATTGGATTTCCAGTTATAGCTTCTGATTATTCTTATTATAATCCAGGATTAGATTCTATTAAAGAAACAGATTCTTCTGGCAATCCAATTAGTAGAAAAATTACTTTAAGTATAAAAATAGATATAGCTTCTAAAGTTAGTCCTCAATTTGAATCTATATCTCAAGCTCGGGAGACTTGGGTATCTTCCACTGGTAAAATATTTGCCATACCTACCTCAGTAGAAGCTGGAGTTTTAGCTTTATCTTCTGGCACATATTCTGGTCCAAACATTACTAATATTAGAACTTTTTCTGCTCCATTCACTAAGAACATAGATAGCGATCCTTTTGATTTTGCTATTACAGACCAATCATATTCCACTAATCAATTTAGTTTAGTGGGAAATCAATTTATTCCTTTTTTATCTTATCAAGATAATTCTGGTAATACCTTAACTACTAATGGAACTAACAATCCTATTTTTCAACAACATCAGCATATTATACTTCCATTTATGGTTGATCCTAGAATTGATTTTAGCACTTGGTCAAATGACTCTGCTACCGCTGTAGGTACATGTAGGAGGGTAGCAGTACCATTTGTTCCTGATGCAACCTTTTTAAAGGCAGGGAGTACGTCTACGGCTTTAAGACCTTTTATTGAGAAGGTGATAACAGATAGAATTAATCAATCTAATAATACTACCAGCTCTGGCTTGCTTGGAACTAATTATGTTCAATATGTGCAAAATATTAAATCTTTTCAAACAATTCAAATTGGAGGAACTTCTTTAAGTAGTATTTTTAGTAATTCTGCTTATTCTAGTGATCAACAAGAATCTTTAATTGAATTTATTTATAATACCCAAGCTTTAATTTACAAATTAGTAGAATCAATTCATAAAGTTCAAGCGGCACAAGCTAAATATTATTGGCTACCACAACCTAACACTTCTGGTCCTGAAGCTGGATGTGATATTAGAGATGTTCCATTTACTACGCAATCTTTTGGATTGCTAACTCCTGATGATACTAATATTATCTTAAATCAATTGCAAGTTTTTTTCTCTAATCTTAATTCTTTAGTTGCCGCCCCAACTTCTATGCCTAACAAAGGTGGGTTTGCTTTTAGTAGTCCAATTAAAACTTTTAATAATAGCACTTCTAATGCTTCTGGTAATTTAAGTGCTAATACTATGGATAAATTAGCTAAACAAAGAAATAATGATTTAAGTAAGGCATCAGACGCTTTGCAAGTAATTGAAATGATTATGGGAGAGTTTAGCGGATTAGGATTAGGAGATATTTTAGTTATTACTCAAGCTTTATATATTATTAATATAGAAGATTTGTTGGGCTTTTTAGATACAGATGCTTATAGTCGAGCTACAGATTCTTTAGGAGAATTACCGGCGCAAAATGATATTAAAACAGCGATGCAAAACTATGCTAATACTGTTTATGGATTGTATCAAATAATGGATAAGTCCTTTCAAGATATCAGTGGAAATAATTTGAATCAATAATATAATCTAATATTCAAGTATTAAATAAGAAACTTAATATTAAGGATAAATGTCATTTGATCTTTCAATTGTCTCTGGTGATTTGGTAATTGCAAACGGTGCTTTACAGACCGTAACTAACAGCGCCAAGCTTATTCAAGATATTCTTAAGATTTGTTTAACGGATGTTGGAGCTAATCCAATTCACCCTTCTTATGGTTCGTTTCTATCTAAAACGGTAATTGGAAATCCTGCCAAACCTGGAATTATAGTTCAAATAGCTAAATCTCAAATTAATACTTGCTTAGTTAATTTGCAATCTTTGCAACAATTACAACTTAAAAATTTTCAGAAAGTTAGCGCAGATGAACAATTAGGAGCTATTTTAGGAGTATCAGTAGTTCAATCTAAAACTGACCCAAGATTATATAATATATTTATTAAAGTTTTAACTAAGGGATATCAACCGGTATCAACACAATTTTCGGTGACTACAATATGAAACAAATATGTAATAAATGTAATATAGAAAAAGACATATTAGAGTTTAGAAGTAAATCTAAAAAAAATAAGATTTATTACGCTCATACTTGTAAAAAATGTGTATCATTTAGTTATTCTAAATATAGAAAAATACATTATCTAAATAATAAAGAACAATATAATAATAAGTCATTAAAATATTATAATCAAAATAAACATAATATTTTAAAACAAAATAAAAAAAGATATGAAAAAAACAAGATAAATATTTTGGAAAAACAAAAAAAATATCAACAAAAACATTTAAAAAATCATAATGAAATAAATAAAAATTATCGTAAAAGAATTAAAAGACAACAAGAACAAAATTTTAAAAATAGTAAAAATTTTATTAATTTTTTTACTGGATTTATAGTTGCATATATGAAAAAAAAAGAAATTAATAATATTAATTCTAAAATAAGAAAATTAATTTCCGGTTCTATTAATGATTCATTAAAAAAAAATAATTCAACAAAACAAAAAAAATCTTGTTTAATGTATTTGTCATATACAATACAAGACTTAAAAAATCATTTAGAAAGTTTATTTGAACCTTGGATGACTTGGGAAAATCATGGCGTATATTGGGCAAATATATGGAGAGATAATGATCAAACAACTTGGACTTGGCAAATAGATCATATTATACCTCATTCATTGTTTCAATATACAAGTATGGAAGATCAAAGTTTTAAAGATTGTTGGAATTTAAATAATTTAAGACCATATTCAGCTAAACAAAATATTGTAGATGGTTTAAGTGGAATTAGACATGGAATTATAAATGGTTAATATTAGAGGTTTAAATACAATTATTGCTGGCTTGCTTGATTTTTTTCAGTTGGCACAACCTACTCTTGATACAAAACCTGGAACAGTAGCTCGTGATTTATTCATAGAGGGTCCGGCTTCTCAATTATCATTATTATATGACGAACTTCAAGGCGTTTCCAGCAAGCAATCTTTAAGACTGTCAGTAGGTTCTGATTTAGATAAATTAGCTAAAAACTTTGGATTAGTTAGAAAACAATCCACCTCTTCTTCTGGTGTGGCGCTATTAACTTTTTCTTCTTTAAACTCTACCATTAATATTAATGCAGGTTCTCCTATTTATACTTCTGGCGGTTTAGGATTTACTGTTTTAACTGGAACATCTTTAGTTGTCTCTAATATTAATGCCTATCGTTCTACCGCCACTCAATTTGCTGCTCAATTAGCATTTGTTGGAATTACTGATCAGTACGCTATCGAAACCACTGTATCTGCTTCAGCTCCTGGTTCATCTGGAAATATTGGACAATATAGTTTGTCTAATGTAAGTATAGGTGGGATAAATAACGTCACCAACATAGTTGCTTTTAGTGGTGGAACAGATCAAGAAACAGACGCTGCTTTTAGAACTAGAGTTTTAGCTACTTTTAGTGGTGGCAGTGTTGGAACTACTTTAGGATATTTGAATGCCGCATTAAGTGTCACGGGAGTTCAAGATGCAGTAGTGATTGGTCCGGGCAATCCCTTAATGACCAGAGATGGAACCATTTCACAATTAGTTAATGGAATACTAACTATCATTTCAGAAGGGTCTGGAGGCAAGGTAGATATAGTAGTACTGGGAACAAGCGATACTTCTAATACAGATACTTTTATTTATCAAGATAAAAGCAATGATAATGATCCTACCAATGCTAAAAATAATTTTGTTTTAGGACAAATTGCTTCTAATGCTAATTTAAGTATTAGTCAAAAAAGAGTAATAGATATTCAAAATGGTCAATTACCGGCTCAACCAGTAGATGGTATTGTACAGGTGACGGGATCAGTTAGCGGTTCTAATTTTACTCCTTATACAGTAGATGGTTATGGTAGAGGTTCTGGTAATTATGAATTAATAAAAGATACTGGAGTTTATGGTGGGAGTCCTTTTGGATTTGATACTTTTGCATGGAAAAGCAATCAAATTGATTATCAAGAAGATTTAATTAAAGGGCAAACTAATGGACAAGACCCAACTACTTTTACTGGTGTATTGCAGATTACGGATTGTCAGCAACAGTTAAGTGTGACTAATGAAAATAGTATAGTAATGAGTGATCGTTCTTTAATTCAATTATTACACACTCCAATCACTAATGTCACCAGGGTATTTAACGTTAATACTGGAGAAAGATATTTAATTATTAATCAAAACGTTAATAACACTTCTCCTTTTAATAAAACCGGCATTATTCAAATCTCAGGAAATACTTTACCTTCTCCCAGTGATGTATTGCAGGTGGATTATACTTGGGTAGTAGATTATGATCGTTATTCAGATTTTGATGGATTAGTTGATACTGATAATCCCAGACCCGTTAGTAATAGTATTGATTGGGGCTATCCTTCAGCCATTAGTAATGAATTAGTTTCTTTTACTTTAAGTCCCGGTAATAATTTCTATCTTGGGAATGCTTCTCATCCAGTAGATACTATCATTTCAGCAAATACATTTTTGCAAGTGGATGGTTATGTTCAATTAATTACTTCTGGAACATTTGTTAATAGATTGTCAATAGTTATTAATAACTTAGCTATTGCTACTAATTCAATTAATTCAATTACTTGGAAAAATTCTAATGTAGAATTATATAATACCGCTCAAAATAATGGATATTTTTCTTCTATGACAGAAGTGGTAGATGTAAGTATTGTATATACCACTACTATTATTTTACCTGTTGATACTCTAGCTGTAGTAGGAGATTATGCTACAGTGTATTTAAATTATAATAATGTATTTCAATCAAATACCGCTCAAGGAAGTAGTAATGGAACACAGTTAACCATTCCAACATCATTATTAAATGGTGCAAATGTTATTAATTTAAGGGTTAATTATATTGCCAGTGTTAGTGATTTATATTCATCTGTTAATAGTTTGCTACCTGCTAGTAGAATAGGAAATGGATATATATTAAGCAATAATAATGGTTTTACTAATTTTAGTATTACTAATATTTCAAGAAGAGAAGCTCAGATAGTGCAAACTAATTTAAGCAATCAATTATATGTAGAAATAAATTGTTTAGCTACTGATTATATTTTAAATGTATTATCAATAATTAGAATATCTGACGGTTTAGAGCTTTGGAATAGTGATAATGTTGGTCAAATAACTACAGGATTAGATGGTAATTATCAATTAATCTTAACTGGATTCAATACTCCCGTATCGGCTAATAATGTTTTGGTTATTTATTATACTACTGATATTAGAAGATTTCAACCATTTAGTTTTAGTAATAATACTATTAAAACAAATATAAGTAGATTAGGATTTGATGGATCTGTTAATAGTTTTGTGGCACCTTTAGTTCAATTTACTGCGCAAAGTAGTGGATTGCATTTTGAAATAGTAGAACAAAATAGTAATGCTGTATTGTTTAATATTACTGATGGATATTTAACACCCAATATTAGTACAGCTATAATTAGTAGCCCCTCTGTTAATTTCTCTACTTTAATAGATTTAACTAATAAAAAAGTTAAAATTACTGGAGCCACTGCCCCCAATAATGATGGTTATTATCAAATATTAAATTATAATAATGCTAATAATAATATTACTATTGGATTATCATTAAATAAAATTGTTAAAGATCAAGTATCTATTATTAGATTATTAGATGGACAAGAATTATTTGGTTATAATGGAACAATTGATTTAGTTAATAATAGATTATTAATACCCAAAAGCACTAATGCTATAGTTAATGATTTGGTTTATATTAACTTATTTAATTTCAATAATTTAAAAAAAGCCCCGACCAGAATCATTGGAACTACTTTAGATCAGACTTTAAATACGGGAGTGATTTCAGTTGCTGGAACTACATTATGGGAATATAATACAGTATTTACTGCAACTACTACTGGATTGCAACAAAATCTACAAGCGGCAATTCAGAGTGCTTTAGGATTAAATTCTAATACAGCAATTCCTAATAATGTAAAATTAATTAAAATTATTAATATGTCTAAAGTAGAAACTTTCACTACTGGAAGTAATATTATTTTAGAAACTTTAGCAACATATGATGTAATTAATACTCAAATAGCTAATAATTTATATTATATAGATACTATGGTAGCAAATACTAATCTTAATAATTTGACTTGTATTTTACCTAATACTGTAAATAACACTACTAATCTTCCTACCATAGGAGATCAGTTATCAACTACTTTTTATTATACTATTGATAATGATGTAGAAAATTTGCAATATACTAAGATTGGTTCGTTATATACTAACAAGAAGTTTGCGCTAATTAATCAACTATTTGTTAGCAGCGGATTTAAATCATCACAATCTACCAAGTTTACGGCTACCAGTTTTACTAAACCAGCAGTAGGAGCCAGATATACCACGAGTTATAATTATTTAGCTCCAAAAGAAAATGAAAGAATATTAATTAATTATAATTATAATCAATTAATTGGAACAACTACTTTTGTAATTGAAAATAATAGACCTATTAATGCAGATGTTTTAGTTAGAGCTGGAAAGATAGTATTAATTGATTTAACAATGAATGTAGTAATTAATGCTAATTATATTAATACTCAAACAACTGTTTTACAAAACTTAAGAAATCAATTAATAGCAGCTTTAACCAGCACTACTTTAGGACCAGAGATAAATCAAATTACTTTAATAAATATAGCACAAGGAATACAAGGTATTGACAGAGCCAGAATATTAAAATTTAATGTTGATGGACAATCAGGACAAGTTTTAAGCATTCAAGCCAATCAAGATCAATATTTCCAACCCAATAATATAATAATTAATACTGAATCCATATGAAAATACTTAGAATAAGAAATGTTAATATCATAAATAGTTCTAATATTGATATTACTTTTAATGAAAGTTTAACTCCTAATTTAGTAGTAGGTAATGCCTCTATTATTTCACAATCAGCTAATGTGCCAGATTCTAAAGTGTTAGCCGTTAGTGTAAGTAATAATATATTATCAATAACTTGCCAACCATTAACTCCATACTCTTCTTATTTACTACAATTTCAATCAATTGTTAATAGTCCCTTTATTTCTGTCAATGGTGATGCGCAAATCTCTCCAGATGGCGTTTCTAACGTTTTCTTAATTAGCGGACCAATTCAATCTGACAACCCTGTATTAGATTATCTACAATCATTTTATAGAAATAATATTTATAATATTACAGATCCTACTACTGTAGTTTCTTCATATATTCAATCTGTAGCAGTTAATTTTGCTCAGGCACTTTATGATATTAAACAGCTTAAAAATGAAAATTATCTTTCTTTTGATGTAGTAGATGAAGCTCATTTACGAGGAACTGGTCCGTTTGATCGTTTAAATGAAGAATCAGTTTATAATGTTACCCGTGTAGGTTTTGGACCTACTAATGCTCCAGTAAGTAATTCTTTTGTATTTTCTGATTTTCCTAATTATCCAATTACTTTACAAAGACAATTTATTACAGAAAATATTAAAGTTTCATCTAACAATGATGTTGGAACTTTTAATATTAATACTTTAACCTTTAATTTAAGCAACAGACCAGTGTCAAGAGTAGATAGTATAGTTTTTACTTTGACTACCACTCATCCAGTTTATACTTACAATTTATCTACTTTAGGATATCAAATCTTAAATTCAGAATATGATCAAGCTAATGCTTCCAGTTATTTATTATTGGAAAATAATCAAATTAAAATAAATGAAGCCATTTTACAAGACCCTCTATTTTCTTTAGATCAAATTTTTAGTATTAATATTACTTACGAATATCAAGGCTTGGGAATAATTGTTGATCCTACTTCGATAGATGTATTTACTACTTTACAATCTGTAAGAGAAGTTTTACCACCTATTACGAATATTTTTAACTTAAAGCATGCTCCAATTACAGATTCTTCTAATAACAATATTACTGTCAATGGATTAACTTTAATTAATCCCAATTCTAATGGAATGCCACACCCAGCTTTTCTATTAGAAATACCATTCAGTTTAAGTGCTTTACCATCTTCTCCTGGAGTATTCGCAGTAGATTATTTAACTGGCACTGTTTATGTGTATGGAGCGGATTTTACTAATGATGGCACGGGACCCTCACCTCCGTTAGCAAGTTATTATTATCAATTTACTTATACTTCAGAAATTGATTATGTATATGATTTAACTACCTCCAGCATCGTAGCTTTGCCTTTAGGTAATTTACTTAATAATGTTGGTATAATTGATTTTAATTATCAGCAAGTTTTAATTCCAGGTATTGATTATAATGCTGACACACATATTGAATCTCTTAATGAACCAATTAATAATAATTTAATAGCTTTAAATGCTTTAACTACTCAAAACTCACCAATTACAGATGTATTTCAGATTTATAATCAAACTTCTGGTGAAATATATTTGTTAGATCGTTGGAATAATAATACTGTTTATTTTAGATATAACAATCCTCCCAGGATTTTATCTGAAACTGGAGAAAATGTTTCTTTTGCAGAAATAACTAATGAATTATTAACCGTTAATACTACAAGTATAATTAATGGTATTACAATTTTAACCATATATTTAGCAAATAACAATATTATTTCTTCTACCCAAGATTGTATTGGTAGTTCAATTAATAGCAGCTTAACTTTTACCAATGGTAATGTATTTGTTTCTGAGATTTGGTATAATCAAAATGTTAATGTTAGTAATAATATTAACAGATTAAGTGTTGGAGAATATACAGTAGATTATATTAATGGTATTATTTATGTAGCAGGAGCGGCTCAAGATTTAGGAACTGCTAATTATAAAATGAATGATATTACCCCTAATTTTCCACATTTAATTAGTGTCAATGATATTTATTATAGAATTAGTGTCTTAAATCCTGTTAATAAAAAGTTCAGTTATATTTCTTTTGAAAACAACTCTATTATTCCAGCTAATTTAGATTTTTCAGATGAGTCTTTATTAAATGGAGTTGCTTTATCCCCTTATCAATTGTTAAATACTTCTGTAGGAGCGTTTGTTGATGAAACATTTGTTCCAGGAGTTAGCAATGCTGTTAAGTTTGTAAGAAGTGTATATGAATACAATGATTTATTTAATAACAAATATCCATTAAATTTTGTTAATGTTAGCAATAGTAATAACTTTAATATTAATGTTAATTCTATTACCAATCAATCTTTTGAAACAATTCAATTTGATGGAACTAATTATTATATTTTACTTAACTTAAATCTTTCTTATCTTTCACCGGATATTACTTACAATTTTAGTATGGTTAGAACTTCTGATTCTCAGCAACTTTGGAATAATTCAGGAACTATAGTTGTTGGAAGTCCTATTAAATTAATTTTACCTGGAATTAATTCTCCAGCAGCTGGAGAGGTGGTAAATGTTAATTATACTTTTACTATCAATAATTTATCCAGAGTAGTTGTTGATTATAATAAGGGAGATTTTTTTATTGATTATAACTATTTAGCTGATGAAATTTTAGTAAGCTATGAGTATGGAGATAATCAATTAGATTTTAGACAAAATACTAATTTACCGGCTGGTAGCCAATATTATGTTTCTTATCAAGTTGGCGCTTTAAGAAGTGCTTTACTTGCTAACTTTGGAACTTTAGTTAATGTTCCAGATTTAGCTAATTTCGATCTAACTTTAAATAGAGAAAGATATCGAGATGCTTTATATGCAGCATTGTCTTCTTTTATTCAAGGACCTACTGTTGCAGCTATTAAAAATATAGTTCAAACTATTACTCATATTGAACCACAAGTTATTGAATCAGCATTTCAGGTTTGGTCATTAGGTAGTAATTTGCTAACTCCTGTTGGAATTCAAACTACTGGAGAGTTTCAATTATTACCAGCTCATTTTAATAATGGAGTTTTAATTAATACGCCAAGTCAAACCATTACTTTACCTGTTAATTCAAACTTACGCTTGGAAGAAGGAACTTTTGAGACTTGGATTATTCCACAATGGAATGGTTTAGATAATGATGCAGAAATAACTTTTAATATTTTACAAGATGGCAATCCAATTCAACCCTCTAAAATATTCATTAGTGGTTCTGAATATCATCCAAATAATAATATTTTTACCTTAAATAAGAGCGATGGCTTAGGCACACCCAATCTTAATAAGGATGGTATTTTTATTTATTATGATACTTTTCAAACTTATCAAAGATGGTATGTACAAGTAGTTGATGGTTATATCAATCCAGCCAATCATATTTATAAAATAGAAATTATTACCAATGGTAAGTTTTATGATAATAAACCTTTTAATAAATCTTCTAACTTAAGTGTGTTTAGTGGAACTAATAAAATTAATTTAACTATAACTCCATTAGCTGGTAATATTGGTATTAATGAAGGATTAACGTTTGTAGCAGATGTAGAACATTATTTATTAGATTTTGGTTTAAATATTAATGCTAATAGATTATCTATTTATAAAGATGTTAGTGGTTATATTAACTTCAGAGTATTTGATAAAAATCAAATATCTTCTACTGTAAGTGCCAATGTTTCATCTTGGATTCCTGGAGTTGCTCATATGGTAGCCGCTTCTTGGAAACTTAATACCGTTAATAGTAGAGATGAAATGCATCTTTTTATTGATGGTTTAGAAGTACCTAATATTATTTCTTATGGACAAAAATCTTCTCCAAATGAAAAATTTAGAACAATTAATCCAGAAGAAATAGTAGGTTTAAGTAATAGAGATATTGTAGGATCAGATGATTTAACAACTACTATTAATACACCCTTTGTTAGTAGTAGTATTAATTTTAGTCAATATAATGTAGATGTTGGCGATTCTATTGATATTAATGAATCAGGATTTGGTAGTTATATTATACAAGGTATTGATGGGCAAACTTTAACTCTTAATCAAAACCTACCCTCTTCCATTACTAATGGTAAGTTTTCTATTAATCAGACATCTTTTGATGTTTCTTCAAATATTAACGTAGTTCCTAATATTTCAGTTTCTACTATTCATACTTTTATTAGTGGAACTTTAAATACTATTGTTAATAATAATCAAATTAATTCTACTACTAATTTTACTACCAGCAATGTATTACCTGGGTTTTTATTAAGAATAGACAATGTTAATTTTAATTTAACTTATGAAATAATTGCAGTAAATAATAATATTTTGACCTTAAATGCAAAGATGCCTATTTCTTTGTCTGGTTTAATATTTCAGATTTATTCTAATACTGAGACTGAATTACCTGGAGTTAGAGCTTTGGATCCAGATTATATTATTTCTCAAGATGGGTATTTTAATAATATTTTAACAATTACCAATGGTGTATTAGAGAATGATTTAATTTTAATAAATACTTTAGGATTAAATTATAGAAATGTAAATCAAAGTTGTTATATTTGGAGCAATGGTGTTGAAAATGTTTTAATGACACAATTGCCAGCCCCAATTTCTTTAGATCAAGTAAATATTACTAAAATATTACTTCCTAATACTGTTGTAGGATTAACTAATTCTACTATTGTTGGAAATCAATTTATTTCTAATCATATAACTATGTCTCAACCATCTAATACAACAGTTGGTAGAACTATTTCTGCTACCATTAGTGGAACTAATATAAATTTTACAACACCGACTGCTATTACAATAAATGGCATGTCTGGAATGACAGTTATTAGTGAAACTATTACTTTTAATAATTATGAAACTTTAAACTTTGTAACACTATGGACAGAAATTAATTATGTTCAAGTAAATACTAACACTATTAATCCTGCTAAAAATGCTTTAGCTATAAAGATTCAAGAAACTGATCCAATTACGCAAGCCCAATCAAATGAAATAGTTCCAGTTATTAGATATAGCTATTCTATGGGTTCAGGAACTAATTTAACTAGTTTTGGAAATATGGCCACTGATCCTGATTATTTATTTAGTTATGCTGATGTTAATAATTATTTGATAGTTTCTTCGGTTGGTTATTTAATTACTGGATTATTAAGTGATCGACATTCAGTTATAGTTAATACTACTTTACCAAGTTTTAGTAATACAAGTTTTCAAGTATTAAATACAACAGATTATAGAAGTGGATTACAAAATGGTTTCTTTACATTTGAAACAACTCCAGGTCAGCCATGGTATCTAAATAATGGAACATATCAATTAAATTATGCTACTTATTTAAGTGTAAAATTTCAACCATTAAATAATGATTTTTATATTGGCACAGATTTTAATGGTAATAATATAGTTAATGGTATTATGGATCAATTTACTTTAAATTCTATTATGCTAACTGATACCAGAATTGGAGAAGTGGTAGTTAATAATATTGGATCTGTTACTAAAGATTTTAATTCTTTAACTGTACCAACCGCCAATATGAATACTTTAGTTTTAATTACTTTTGATAATTTTCCATTTACTAATAGTGCAAGTTTTTATGCTGCTACTAATAATGATCATATTCATTTTCAATCTGATTTTGCAGTAAATGATAATTTTGATCAAAGTATAGTAATTTTAGATAAACCAATTTTAGTTCCCAATCTTGGAATATTGAATACCACTAGTCAAGCTACTATTGAGTTTTGGATGAGTCCGTTATTTGACACAGCTAATGATCCTAATGATAGATTTTATTTTGATGCTTATGGGGCTATAGTCGAGCAAATAAGTAGCGTTAGTAATGTAGTTGTTAAATTAAATAATCCAGCAAGTAAAATCTTAAGTGTTAGTTTAGCAAATGGCGATCCTAAAGTAGATTATTTTGCTGGTGGTAAATTAGAAATAGATACACAAAATGCTATTCAAGAAGATATTATTCCACAAAATATTAATACAATTACTGTATCTAATCCAATTTTACAAGTAATTACAGTTAAAATTGTAGGAGATTTCACTGGAACTGATTATTTTAATAATGGTAGTATTTCTAGTAATAAGAAAACCATTTATTTGGGCACAGCTCTGCCTTCGACTAATTTAGAAGTAATAGTTATTTATCAAACTACTAATAATAACAATACTACTTTAAATAGTCAAGTTATTAGATTAAATAAAGAATTACCAGCACAAAATTGTTTAGTTTCAGTTAAATATATTCCCGCAGGATTACAGGGAGATAGAATCTCTGTATTTAAAGATATTTATGGATATATTAATTTTGGTATTACTGCTTCTAACATAGATTATGTTATTAGAGCTGAGACAAGATTAGCTAAAAATACTTGGCATAGAATTAAGGCCAGTTATCAAGTTAATAGCGGTGTAGGTACTGATAATATGAGATTATTTATTGATGGTTATGAATATACTGATGTTTATGTTGGACCAGATCAGACCCCTGGACAATTTCCTGTAGTTATTGGTTCTAATATTGGAGACGGATATAATCTAATTAGTAGTATAGTATTTAAAGATTCTATTAATAATTTTTGGATTGGATCAGATTATAATAATACCAATCCAATCTTTACTTTGTTAGATAATTTAAGAATAAGTAATATTGCCAGACCTATTTATGCTCCTTATGGAGAGCCGATAGATGTTAATTATAGTAACAATTTAAGTGTAGTATTTCCGGTGACACAAGATTTATATACTACTTATTTATTAGATTTTAATACTGAAGTAGCTTTGATTACTAATTTTGCTACTTTGATAGATAGAAGTTCTGGAGGTTTTGATTTTACAGTAAATGTTTTTGATGATTTTGGAATTGTGGCGAGTAATCCACAAATTAAACAAATTTTAGAAAGTTTAATTAACATCTTAAGTCCAGGAACTTCTACTCCATATATCAAATATATAAACTAATTTTACTATATTTAGGTAAGGAATAAATGACTACGAGAACTCCAGTTTCTGTGCAACGACCTATATTTTATGATGCAGAACAAATCGACCAAACTGATTTAACTACCGAACAACTTGCTAATGAAACTATAGAAGCTTCAATAATCAATAATCATTTTGGTAATGGTATTCTTCCAAATACTTTAAATAATAATATTATTTTTAATTCTTCTTTATTTAATGGTTTATTAGATGGATTACCTATTTTACCTCAAAATCAACCTACTGATAATAATTTAGGTAATCAATTAACAATTACTTTAACTAATTCTTTAGCCGCTGGAAATAGACAAGTTAAATTATGTATTATTGGATTAGATTTTCAAAGTAATTTAATTTATGAAATACTATATTTTAATACTAATGAATCTCAAACTACCCGACAACATTTTGCACAAGTATTATTATTACTATTTAATGATTTGATTGGCAATCCCAGTATTTCATTTAATTTAGGTGGAACGTTAATTATTGCCGAAGCATCTCCAATGACTTTATCACGAGATGTTATTATGTTGGCCCAAGATCAGCAACCAAGTTTATTTTGGAGGGATTTCTTTTTAGACCCTTCGGTTATTCAATCTACCGTTCAAGCAATGATTCAAGCAGCTTTACCATTATATAATATTGCAAATCTTAATATTCAAACTCAACCTCTAGTTAATTTATCTTTAGTCTCAGGAGATGTCACCACTCAAATTGGAGAGAAGTTTCAAACTACTACTGATAATATTCAAAAGATAACTTTATTATTGTCAGTTCAAAACTTAGGAGCAACTGCACCATCTTTAACTTGGACTGGAGATTTAATAGTTAGTATTTATCCATTACAAGTAAGTTTGGACTGTCCAACAGATTTAGTTCCTAATTTAGCTATAGAATATTCTCCATCTAATATTCCTTATGCTCAAATTAGCTATAATTATACTACCTTACAAAACTCTGGTATTGTATTAAACTCAGTTCCACAACCCGTTGATTTTATTTTTAGCAACACTTCTATTGCTAGCGGTAATATTATGTCAGCAGGTCAATTTTGTGCCGTTACCATCAAACGTTCTGGAGCAGCAAATCAATGTGATATTTTAATTTCTGCTGGAGCTAATTTAGTCAATAATTCCAGGGTTACGACTTTCAGCGGTAATTTGTGGGTAGATATTCCATCTGAAAATCTATGGTTTAAAGTTTGGACAGATGCAGCTAAGGTTTCAGATGGTCAAGCATATGATGCTGGTAATGGGATAATGATTCCTAAAACTATTGTCGATCCAACAACCCAAGCTACTATTGATAATATAGTTGGAGATTTACAATTTACTAATGGTCAAGTTTTTTCAGCTGTTTTAGCAGCTATCACAGTTGCTTCGGATGCAGTTCCAGATCAGAGAACTGGAAATCCTGTTAATTCCAGACAACAATTTGAACCTCAAATTACATTACTTGGCGAGATTGACATAACTAATTTAGAGAAAACTTCAAGTCCTCTAATTTTAGGAACTATTGCTGATATGAATGTGCAGTTTAATACAGCTAACACTGCTATTAATACGCCTTTGTATAGCGCAACTATTGTTAATAATGAAATTTTAATTAAAATTATTGATGATATTACCGATCCCAGATACAGTTCTTTATATCAAAACTTAGTTAATAATTTATTAAATGGTAATTTAATAGATGCTAAAATTATTCCTAATTTAGCAATTCCATCTTTTAATTATAGAATTGCTAGTGCTCAATTAGACACTATGATTGTAGGAGATGTGGATGGCAATGGTATAATTGATATTAATGATTTAAATATCTTAAATTCTTTCATTGGTTTTAATCTTAATCAGTCTTTACCTTTAAATACTCAAATTGCTATTGATAGTTATAATTTAACTTTTGCAGATGGTTATCCTACATTAAATGGCTCACCTATATCTTCTTTGGATGGTTATAGTTCAACAACTTTCACTAATGGATATGAAACTTTAATTCAACCATTTGCTTATGCTACTAATTTAGTGTGGCAACTAATTGATCCTAATACTAATTTAATTATTGCAGATGGTTATAATGGAATTATTCAACCAAATCCTGAAAACTTTAGTTTAGCTAATTTCACAGACGCTAGTGTATCTTTTAATATTATAGGATTAAGTTCTTACAACTTGGTTATTTTAAGTAATTTAAATAATTCAGCTAATTTAGGTGGTTGGAGTATCGTTGGCTTAGAAGCTACGGAAAATGTTTTAAATATTCAAAAGGTATATTTAAATGGTGATGTTTATGCTCAAATGTTAAGAGCAGATATCAATAGTGATTTTATTATTGATTATACAGATGGGTATCTATTAAATAATTATATTAATAGAGTACAAAATGTAGTTATTCCAACTCCTACTTATCCAGCCCCAGCTACCAATGCTTATACTAATATTGGTAAAACTTTTCAAATTATTAGACTAACAGTAGAGCCATTTGTTGATCGTATGGATGATTATTCTATTAATCCTAATATTAGAAATAGTAATATTCATCCGGTGCCGGATATTTTTGCTAATGACGATTCTTTGTCTGGTTATATTTTTTATAATACTACCGGACATCCTTTAACAATTAGTATTAATCCTGAATTAATTTGGGACGCTTCTTTAGTTGTTAGTAGTTCTCGTTCAAGATTAGTTCCAGCGGTATTTACTTCTGAGACAGGTTTTATAGAAAATCCAATTTTAAAAGGTGTGCAAATTACTGAATATCCAGTATTACCACCATTCGATCCTGGGTTAGTTAATTTTTTTGTTCCTAACAATCTTATTATTGGTAATGAATTACAAACTTTAAACGGAGATTTCTATAAAGTAGATTTTGAAGTAGGAACAATAGTATTAGAAATACCTGATGGTATATTTGGATCTGAAAGAACCATTGATATAATGGGAGATTTTATTGCCACTACTGTAGTTAATGGTATTAATACTGGCGTAACTAATTTAGGTTTTCCAGCTATGAGATTTGCGGATTCCTCTTTCGTTAGTGCTGATGGATTAACTAATAATCAAATTAGATTGTCAGTTGCCGTCCAATCTTTTAGCCCCAATACTAATGGCTTAAGTCCTGATGGTTATTATGGTGTGATTGTTGATGGTAAAATGGGAGTAAATATAGATTATACTACCGGATTACTAACCTTAAACTTTACCAATTTATATCAAGATCCTACTTTACAGACTTTAAGCACTAAAGTTCAAGTTAATGTATTTTTAAAACAAGGTGGTTTTAATAATTTACCATTGTTTGTAGATTCAACTCAAGTTGGAAATATGTTAAGTTTAATTAGCGTCTTTAGCGGAGCTAATGAAGGTGGGCAAGATGCTCAAAATATTCCTTATGAACCAGCTTCCAGTAGTAATTGGAATAACTCTCCTCCTGCAACTATCCAAGAAGCATTGGATAGAATTGCTGCAAAGATTGGTCCAATTTTATAAATTAGAAACGCCCTTGACTCGTAATTTTTCGGACTTATGTTAAAAGGGTCGGAAAAGTTGCGCGTGCTCTGATATATACAGGGTATGAAAATCTTAATGAGACAGTTTTTAGGCAAGCAACATAGCTGGTGTTCGGTAGGTTGGGGATTGGCTAAAAGTTTTAAATTAAATCATCAAGTAGAGTTATTTTCTACTGACGGCATTAAATATTTACCCAATGAATTAAAGCCTAATTTAATAGGTTATCACGAAGAAAATAGTATTAACTTAATTGGAAAAATACC